GCAAGCATAGATGTCTGTGGCAAAACATCGGTAGGTTTGCCCCAACCAAATGTTGAAATATAATCAGCCGCCCGCGTTGTCCATCCTAATATAGTTTGTGCCATAGTTGGAAGGAAAGGAATCTTTCCCACACCTCGTGTGATTGAAGAAACACCTTTCGCAATTAGAGTAACAGGTCCTGTTGATTCTTCTTCCTTTCCTTGAGGCACCATCCCTGATAGGCAATCATCACACAGACAATTACTCTTATGAGGATCAACGATATCTCTCAATATTCGCCTTGTAGAATCAGATATATTTTTAATTCCAATATTCTTTATTTGACTTACTAAACGATGCTCTGCACGATCCTTATTTGCATTCAATGAAGAGTCTGTCGCTACGATAAATTCAGGATTCACGAATTGGGCTTTGACGGTCACATCAACAGATGTTGAATCAGAATCTGCACGAATTGTTGAAATTGCATAAATATAAATGTTACCAAACTGATTGTCAGGGGAGGATAAATCGAAATAGTCAAAAGTATTTGCATATGGTACTGTAAACTCGACGTTGTTTTCTGTTTTAACATTTACTAAAACGTGTGGGTAGGAAGAAACTCCAGCCAAGCTTTGAGTTGATAAAATCCTCTTCTTGGGTAGACTTCCTTCCAAGGGACTATATGCAATTAATAACATACCTTGTTGTTGTGGAGTCGCATTGAATTGCAATTGAAATTTGATATCTGCTCTCATGAACTGAAAATTATCTAATTTATCTGCAATCAATGAACTACTATCTATGATGGCTTGGGGAAATTCGTACTTTTTAAGATATTTAGTTTCCTCATTTTTGAGATCAGATAGTGTGTACATTTTTGGTACCTCACTCCCGGTTGTCCAGGTGAAGCGATCTATCACAACTGGTCTGCTCACCATATCTTTAATATCGTGAGTAAAAGTGTCTTCAGATGCCATGGCGATAGTATTAGATTCCATGGGTGCTAAAGAATGGGTTGCCTGCACATCCTCTTGGATGTTTGAGCGTGTTGTGGTTGTTTCTTGTTCAGGAACCACCCGATTATTATTATTATCGTCAGTATTCTGAGTTGTTATGTTTCTAAACTAGCTGTACAACTAAAGGCTAGAAACCCCTCGGGTTTGCGGTGGGACTCCCTAAAACTAAATAGCTCTAAGTCCTAAATATGGCCTGATCATCAACTACAATTTTGGGTGTTCATTGTAGGTTGCTGGGCATCACCTTCAAGCGTACCATGAGTAAACGCTTGACGCACCGACTTGTCCTAATTGTGAAGTTTGTAATTCATCGCGATATTCATCATATGTATATGCGCGAATTTCTAATCCCTCAGCACGACAAACTTCTATCCATGCTTTGGAATATTTATTAAATATATGACGAGAGTGAAGAGCTAATTCTGCGAGAGCAGTCTCAACATTCTCAATAGTCGCTGCTCGAGATCTATTTCCACGAACCCAAAGCACCATATCACAAATAACATATAACTCAAGAGGCGCAATAAAGTATCCATTCTTATCTTTATGGAAGGATCTCTTGAGATATTTTATACTATCTAACGTTCGAGATTCTACTATCTTTCCCGTTTTTGCCTCATCAGTATATGTCATTCCAACGTCCTTTAAAGCTTTAGAAATTGTTACCTGATTAAACCATCTAATAACATTTCCTGAAATATTAAGTACATTATCATCACCAAAGCATTGTAGTGAGAC